TGCTTATTTAGAGCAAATTGCCACGCTCAATAATGTGAGTAATGCAGCGCAAAAGTTTAATGTAGCCCCTACCGTGCAGCAAACGCTAGAAACTAAAATCCAAGAATCTAGCGATTTTTTAAGCAAAGTCAATATTGTTGGCGTACACGAACAAAGCGGCCAGCGTTTGGGGTTGGGTATCGGTTCGCCGATTGCCAGCACCACGGATACGAATTTACAAGAGCGCAGCACGCGCGATCCTAGTGAATTAGACGCGCGTGATTATCGCTGCACGCAAACCAATTCCGATACTCATATTAGTTATCAAAAACTCGATGCTTGGGCTAAATTTGGCGATTTTCAAACGCGGATTCGTAATGCCATTATTAATCAACAAGCAAGGGATCGTATATTAATTGGTTTTAATGGTATTCAACGCGCCGCAACTTCAGATTTAACCACCCATCCTTTATTAGAAGATGTGAATATCGGTTGGTTGCAAAAATACCGCTTGCATGCGCCGCAACGGGTGCTCAAAGAGGGCAAAACAACCGGTAAAATACAAGTGGGTGAGGGCAGCGATAAAGATTATCGTAGTTTAGATGCCTTAGTGTTTGATGCGGTGAATCATTTACTGGAGCCGTGGTATCAAGACGACACGGCATTAGTAGCGATTTGTGGCCGTGATTTACTGTATAACAAACTGGCCAATATTTTAAATACCATTCCGCAACATGCGCCCAGTGAAACCTTGGCCGGAGATGTGCTCATCAGCCAGCGGCGTTTAGGCAATTTACCGGCGGTGCGCGTGCCGTTTATGCCTGCTAATACATTATTAATTACCCGCTGCGATAACTTATCTATTTACTGGCAAGAAGGTTCACGCAGACGCACCGTTACCGATAATCCGCGCCGCGATCGTATTGAAAATTGGGAATCTTCTAATGATGCGTATGTGATTGAAGATTATGGCTGCGGTTGCTTAATCGAAAATATTGAATTGATCCCGTAAATCTAAAAACGAATCACCCCGGCAGCGGCCAACTGCCGAGGTGTTCTGGTTGTACCCGTGAAAAACGGCCACGAGTAACCTATGCAAGATAATAATCAAACGACGCTTGAAATTCATCCTCAACATGGATTGAAAATGAATTTAATTACTGATCATTGGATACGTAAATGTATTGGTATCGCCATTATTGGCGCTACTGTTGCGGTGCTTTTTGTGGCAATGGCACCGTTAATATGGTCTATCGGTTATGCCGTTTCTCACATTCTCACGGCGGCAGCATTATGAGCCTAGCCCGCGCCCATTTTGTGCGAACTTGTGCAAGCTTAAGTGCGCCCAATATAGAAAATGTGCCGCCTTTGCCGGTGTATGAGCAGATGCTGGCGCAATTACGCCAAGTGCAAATTCAGCTTAAATTTTTGCAGTCATTAGAACGCAAAATTGAGCGTAAACGCCAGTTATTGCCGCAATTTGCGCCGTATATAGATGGGGTATTAGCAGGCGATAGCGGGCAAGCCGATGAAGTCTTGACCACGGTGATGGTGTGGCGCTTAGATATCGGTGATTTAACCGGCGCGCTGCCATTAATAGATTATGCGCTGCGCCATCATTTGCGCTTGCCTGAACGTTATAAGCGCAGTTTGCCCACCGTGGTCGTGGAAGAGGCAGCCGAATTGGCGTTGCGTGATCTGGCTAACGGCCAGATGATTGATAGCCCGGCTTTATATCGTATTTACGCGCTAACACAAGTGGAGGATATGCCCGATGTGGTGCGCGCCAAACTGCATAAAGCGCTGGGTTTGGCCCATGCCCAGCCGGTTGATACGGACGATCAAATCGCGCCCACCCAGCGTTTGCAGGCGGCTTTGCATCACTTGCGCCGCGCTAGCAGCCTGGATGCACGCAGCGGGGTGAAAAAAGAAATCGAACGCCTACAACGTGCTTTGAAAAAGATCGAAAACACGTCCTAAGAACGCCCCCGGCGCCGTGGCGGCGGAAAACGAAGCATTAGCAAACCCGTTGGCTGGTTCGTTTGTTTTCCCCACCGCCACTTTTTAATTTAAGGAGATTCCCATGCCCGGTTTTGTGGCGATTAATCCGATTAAACCGCAAGAAATTCTCACTAATAGCCCGTTTTGGCCGGATATGGATTTAGCCACAGTGCGCGCGGTGGCTAAGCTGGATGGCACGATACCCGATACGCGCTTGCGCCAAGCGTTGCTGATCGCGATGGATAGCGTCAATAGTGAACTGGCCGCGTGGCAACAGCAGCAGCAAGGCCAGGGTTATGTGCAGTTAGCCGATATTCCGGGCCTGCCTTTAGCGGGGCAACATCGCTTAGTGATGCAGTATTTTCAGGCGGTCGTGTGTACAGCAACGGTTGATTTGCTCGAACAACTGCGTAGCTATGACAGCAGCGGGGCCGGTCATCAACAAGCCGATTTACTCACGCCCAGAATGGATGAGCAACGCCGCGCCGCGCACTGGGCCATCAGCGCTATTTTGGGCCGCACGCGCAGCACGGTGGAATTGATATGAACGTCATCGCCCAGCAAGGCGACACCTTGGATGCACTGTGCTGGCGGCATTTGCAGCAAACCCGCGGCGTAGTCGAACAGGCGCTAGCGCTCAATCGTGAACTGGCCGCGTTGGGGCCGATTTTGCCCTTGGGTATGAAAGTGATGTTGCCTGATCCGGTGTACGCTGGCGCGCCGATTCAGCCTTTGGTGCAGTTGTGGCAGTGAGCGGCTAAGTCGATGCCTGTGACCCTCCCACCAGGGTTTATTTTTCTGGCCGCTACCACCATTAGCACGCTGGCCTTGGTGCCGGGCGTGGATCCAGATACCTTAATCGGCGCCTTTGCCGGGGCAACGTTATTTGTGGTGTCCTCCCCCGATTTACCGCTGTGGCGGCGGCTAATGTATTTGCTGATTAGCTTGATTTTGGGCTATTTGGCCGCGCCGGAACTGCTGCGCTGGTTGCCGTTCGTGCAATCGCCGGGCTTGGCCGCTTTTATCGCCAGTGCCACCGGTATTAGCCTCACTTTGGGGCTGATTGAACGCAGCCGCCAAGTGAATGTGCTGGATCACTGGTTCGGCCGTGCGCGCCCCAGTGATCGAGGCAGCCATGATGAATGAATGCCTATGGGTCATCACACTGTTATTAAATGCCGTCATTACCCTGCGTTTATTGCTGTTTAAAGCACGCCGGGGGCAGCAACGACGGCTGGCTGTAGGGGCCTTGGCGTGGCTGCTGATGGTGTTCAATAGCGCCCATGGCCTGTATTTGTTTTGCGGATGGATACAAGCGCGTCCAGGGCATACGGCGGCCTTTGCGCTGTTGGCGGCTTTGTTGCTGCACTGGCGCGGCAATCTGGCGCGGTTGCTGGATTAAATCGCGCCGCTGGCGCGCTGGGCCGGCTGGGGTATGCCGATATTCATTGATAAATAGCGCCGCGCAATCGTCGGCATTGAGCTGTGGCAGCGCTAATGAGGCACCAGGCAAGGCGCTACCGGCAATAATGGCTACAGTTTGCGCCAGCACTTTCCATTGGCAACCGCAACCCAAACGGCGGCATTGGAAGATTTGCAAGCGGATATGTTCGGCCATTTGTTCAGAATGACGCACTCGCGCCGGGCTGCCACATTGCGGGCAAGGAATGACCATTCGGCTCATTTTTATCTCCCTCTAAAAGGTAATTTTTTAATGATTTCAAACCATTACACAAGCATTGTGTACCCAAAATTAGGTATTGATCTCCAGTTCTAATTCAGTGATAAAACCGCTGCGATCCAGCCGGTGCGTGGTGCTGACAATCAGCCAATCGGTGCCGTCGATTTGCGGCTTAAAACCCTGAATCTGTACGTTTTGTTCGGGATATAGCGCTGGATTGCCCAAAGCCAAAGTGAGGCTCAAACGCGCACCTTGGCGCTGCCCACGTGTTGGTATTCACTTTGGGCTGCCGTTTGCGCTTCCAAAGCGCTGGCATAGGTATGCGGCAGCACTTTGGCGTTATCGGCTGCTCCCATCGTTACCGTTTGCGTGGTGGCGCTGTTGAGATCATGCCAATGCGCCTGCACGCCGCTGGCTTGGTTGTGATCATGGCAACGATAACGATGGCTATCGCCGTCGTGCCGATGAATGACCGTCACCGGCAAGGGCTGGCCGCTGATACTGGTGCCGTGACCAATGGGGGCAAAGAGCAAATAACCGGCTTTCACCGTGCCGACGGCATCAAAACGCTGTGCCAGCCGACTTAAAAGCGCCAGATCACTTTCGGCACTTTGATCTAAATGTTCAACAGGATAAGTGGCTAAGTTCGGTGAAATCTGGGTAATTAAGGCGTTATCTGCGGCTAATTGCTGCAAAACCGCGCCTAAGGTGGTATGGCTCCAACTGCGGGTTTTGCGCTGTTTGGCTCCATGATTTAAATCCGTGCTGCGGGCGCGCAAGCTGAGCACATCCGGCGCGCCGCTGTGTTCGATTTCATCCACCATATAAGTGCCTTTATCGACTAAACCGCGCTGTTGCCAGCCCAAAGACAAGGCCAGTACTGCCCCGCGCGGCGGAATCGCTAACTGGCCGTCGTGATCGGATAAACGCAAATCCAGTTGGTCGGTTGCATCAGTGCGCGATTCGCTTAGGCTCAATTCAAGCAGGCGTGGGGCGATGCGCAGGCTTATATCTTGATCATTTAACGTCAAACGCAGCGCTGGGGCCGGATAAGTGGCGCTAATCATCATGCTCCTCCACGGCTAAGCGCTCGTCTACGCGGATCAAGCTCAATTCAAATTCAATTTTGCGCGCCCGGCCATCGGGATAAAACAAGCGCTGGGTTTCGTTGAGCTGGGTGATCACGTAAGCGCCATACACGTTGCCGGTGCCATCGACCAACGGCAGCGGCTGCCCAGCATCGGCCAATTGTTGCAGTGCTTGCAAGCTGGCGGGTGTGCCGGTTAAATCCGGGGCAATCAGCCCGCTCAGGGTGATACTTTCTTCACCCGGGCCAGTGTATTGATAGGCCGCCCGCCGCCCAATGCGGGCATGGCTGGCATGTTGCCAGGCACGCTGCCGCTGCAATTGCTGGTAGGCGGCGGTTGATAAGGAAAACACAAACATGCCCAAAGCCATCATCTGCGACATCAGTGCCTCCTAATCATCGTTCAAAGCCGAACGCTGGCGCGCTTGGCGCTGGCTTTCACGGCGATCCAATTCCGCGCGCACTGCCGTGGCAATGGCTTGTGCATCTTGGCCGGGGGCGGCATGGATATGGATTTCATAATGAATGGTTGGCGGTGTATTACGGGTACCTTGGCCGCTCATCTGCGCGGTATTTGCCATTACCGGTGCGCTGGCGATGGCGGTTCCCAAAACAATACCGGCGGCGGCTTTGCGCAAGCGCTGGCCCATGGCTAACACCGCTTGCACCGGTTCGTCTTGCTGCTGTTCCAGCCCGGCGCTATAGCCTTGCATCGTGCCTTGCCCAAAGTCGGCAAATAAACGCGAGGGGCTGTTAATGCCGAGGAAGTTTTTGAATTTATCCACTGCCCCGCCGACCACCGTTGTGAGCACCTTGCCCACGCTTCCAGCCATATTTTTAATACCACTGATAAAGCCTTGTAGTAGGTCGATGCCAAATTGCTGGAATTTTTCCGGCCAGCCCATTAATACCCCATTGATTAACTCCCATAAGCCGCTGAGGCCGTCCAAGATGCGCGCGCCATCTAAAGTAAATATCCCAGCAATCAATTCCCAAACGGTTTTGATATGCAGCCAAATCCCATCCCACAATACGCGCATAAAATCAGCGATCACGCTCCAATTGCTCATAATCAGCCCCTGTGGTGTCCATGAAAGCAGGGTTTTAAGGCCATTGAAAGCACTCAGCGCATAGCCTTTGATCACCTCCCACATACAGCGGAAAAATTCGCTGATGGGCTGCCAATGTTGGTAAATTAGGTACGCGGCCAGCCCGATAGCGGTAATGGCTAGCCCGATAGGATTAGCCATCAGGGCACGGCCCAATGCCAATAAACCCGTTTTAAGCAGCATCAGTGCCGGATAAGCATGGGTAAAGGTCGCTGCGCCTACGCCTAAAGTCATGGTTAAAGCGCCAAAAACTGTTACCACGACCGCCAAAGCCGCGCCCACTATCGCCAGTGTTTTGGCTAAGGCCGGATTGGCCTGCATCCATTGACCAAAGCCTTGTAAAACCGGGGTAATGGCCTGGCTCAAGGCACGCAACAATGGGCTGATCGCCTCAAACACACCCAGCCCTAAATCTAAGGTCGCCGAATGCAATTGGTTTAAATCCCCGCTTAAATTGTCGGCCATCGTACCGGCCACTTTGCTCGCCGCGCCTTGGCTGTTACGGATATTGTCTAGTTGCTGGGCAAAACCGCCCTGGCCGATGGCATCGGTGAGCGTTTGCATGCTGGAGAGCGCTTCTTGCCCAAAGATTTTTTTCAGTGATTCTAGTTTGTCGGCGCTGCCACGGCCTTTGAGTGCGCTATCTAAATCGGCCAGTATTTCGGCCATATTGCGTAAATTGCCTTGATCATCTTTGGTGTTGATCTTCAGCGCGCCCAATTCTTTGAGTGCATCAGAAGGCAAGGCCGCCAGGCGAGTAGCCATGGTACGCAAGGCCGTTCCCGCTTCGCTGCCTTGAATGCCCACATTGCCCAGCATGCCAGTCATTGCCACGCTGGTTGCCGTATCGATGCCGGCGGCTTTGGCGATGGGGGCAAAATATTTCATCGTTTCGCCCAAATCTTCCAGGCTCATATTGGCGCTGGTAAAACCGGCGACCAATTGATCAGCCAATTGCGTCATCGCCGCACTATCGGCCGGGTCAATGCCAAAGGCAGAAGAAATATTAGAGGCAATATCTGCCGCGCGGGCCACTTCCACATCGCCAGCGCGGGCCACATCTAACATGGCTTGCGTGGAAGCGATGATTTGATCAGCTTTGAATCCGGCTTGCGCTAAAAACGCTTGCCCTTGCGCCACTTCCACCGCTGAAAAAGACGTACTGGCCCCTTTGGCGCGGGCATCAGTGCGCAGCGCCTGCATGGCCTGGCTATCTTTGTCCAAACCGGTGAGCGCCTGCACCCGCGACATGGTGCTATCAAACTCCAAACCGGGGGCGAGTGCAGGGGCAATATGATCATTAAAGCGCTGACGAATTTGCTGCCCTTCATTCCAGCCTTTGCCGATGCCTTGCTTGAGCGCCCGCCCGGTGCCTTTGATGCGCTCACCAATGGCGATTATTTTGTTTTGCCGTTCTAGTGCGCCAGTAGTTTGTTTTATTTCACGGCGAAAAGTACGCTGGTGGGTGGCTATTTGATCGATACGAATACCGGCGCGGGCTAAAGTTTTTTCCGTTTTTTCTAAATGATTTTTTAAATGTTTTTGTTGTTGATCTAATGCCTTGCTTTGTTGAACGGCTTCTTTGGTTTCCTGTGTATGGCTATGTAATCTTGATTGGCTGATACGGTAACTGGCTTCCAATTTAGTCAGGCTGATTTTGTGCTGCATATATTGCTGCTGTAAAGCCTCATTGGGTGCTTTACAGCGCTCTAATTTCTTAGCGTATTGATTAACTTGTCTTAATGTGCGATTACGTTCTTGATTAAGCGCTTTAAGTGCATTGCGCTGATCGTTTTCCGCTTGCATAAGCGGTTTTAATTTGGCGCGCATTTTTTCGGCTTCACTGGTTACTGTCCGCATTTGTAAGCGCAGTTTCTGGTAACCACTAATATCAGCGCTGGCTTGTTGTGTACCTTTAAGTTTGCTAACAAGGTCATTGGTATGACGTGTTAAGTACTTAAATGGCGCTCTGATTTTGTCAACCACCGGCCCTAATTGAATTTGCAGATGCAAAGGGTTAGCCATAGCTGCGCCCTCCGATGCCGGTAAATTTGGGTTGTGCTAACTCATAGGTGGCAGAGGCGGTGGGCTTGAAAGGGAAGCTGGGGGCGCTTGTGTGGCGGTTAATTCTGGAAATAATACCGCTTCCAGTGCGTGTTTGAATGCGTTGTAATTGGCCTGCTCGGCATTCATTTGCGCCACCATATCGGCATCTTTTAACGCCGTATATTCGGCTTTTATTGCTGCATAATTTTCCCAAAATTCGGCGTTGAATTCGTTTTCCATAACCGTATAAATTGTGCTGACAGATATATTTTTCTCTTCTTCCATCATGCGTTTTAACTCGGTTACTTGCGCTTCCAATTGGATGTAATCCCACCGTCTTTGTAAATCGTATAACCGTTTCTTTTCTTTTGCCTGTTCTTCCAGTTTCTGTTCTAAATAATGCACATTGGCTTTCGGGGTTTGAGGATTTTTCGCCGCATGAGCTTGCTTTTTTTGGGCCGCTTGTTCGTCCATGTGCTGATTCCAGTCCTCTAATTTGGTGTTCATCCGCTCGAAAAATCCCGGTGGTTTCAGGGCATCCAATTCTTGTTGCGTTATATTTAAAGCACGCATTTCGGCTTGAATTTGCGCGGTTTTTTCCAGTTCGATCTGCTCGCGTTGCAGGCGATTGAGTTTGCGCATTTCCTGCAACATACGGTAATTGGATATATTGGGGTTTTTGTATTCGGCTTCGGCTGAAAAGTAAATCGCCGCGCAAATAAGGGCGATGAGTGCGCCGATAAACATGCCGACGTTGTAAAGAATATTGAGTAGCCAATCGCTCATGCAAATACATTAACACTGATTAACTCCGCTGCGTTGACAAGCGCGTTCATGCCATTGCATCAGTTCGTCTATGGACCAGCTTTCCATGTCTGAAAGCGGCCAATGAAAGATCAGCGCAATATCGGCCATGGCCTCTTCTACGCGCTCGCAGTAAGGGCCTGCCGACGGGCGAAAAAACCGGCGATTTCCGTGCCCAAAGCCAAAAGATCAGCCAGCGATAAACGGCTGACATCGGCTTCAGTAAGGGTGGGTTGGCTGATGCGCGGCAGCACTTTATGCAGGGCGCTCACATCCAGTTGTGCTAAGTCCACCAAGGAAATGCCGCGCAGTTCTCCTGCGTTAGGTTTGCGCAAAGTGAGCGATTCAATGCGCTGTTCGCCGCGCTGGATGGGGTCGTCTAAAGTAAGGGAAGTGGTGACTAAATTTGAGGTATTCATAAAGAACTCGTTTGGAAAAGAAAGTAAGCGTTTCAGGGTTATAAAATCTGTGGCAAACACACTTGCAATATTTCAGGAAGACGTAGGGCCAAAATGATGAAAATAACCAACAGGCCCAATGCCCAAACAGCGGCAATGCGTTGCCATAGTCCATGAGGTCGTAGCAGGTATTTCATAGTTAAACGTGCTTCACGCACGGTATTGCTAGAATCCAGTTTCATTATTCCTTGCTCATATCAAGGGTTAATTGAAAAACGCCTCGGCAGCGGTCAACTGCCGGGGTGTTTGTTTGTTAAGGGGCTAAATCCCGATAGCGCAGCGAATTTCAGTGAGCAAATCGCTGCCGCCGATGTTTTCCACCATGTTGATCAGGTCCATTTCAATCAGCACTTGGCCGTTAAGGCTGAGCTTGTAGTAGCTGCAAGCCAGTTTGGCTTTAAATTCCGTGTCGTCGCCGGTTTTGGCCGATCCTAAATCTAGCTCGCTCCAGCGTCCGCGCACCACGATCTCTAGGGCATCTACGGCCGCGTTATCTTCGCGCTGATAGGCCCCGGCAAAACGCAGCAGCACCGCATTATGTTTTTGCGCGGCATATTGGCGCACGATTTGCGGCATGAGGCCACCAAAAGTACATTCCATTTCGATAGCTTCTTGGCCCAAATCGATTTGCACCGGCCCGGCCATGCCGCCGCCCCGGTATTCTTCCATTGAGCGGCTCAAAGTGGGCAAGGTGATCTCGCTGGCTTGGCCTAAATAGCTTTCACCGTCATTAAAGACATTGAAGTTTTTCAGTTTGCGTGGCAGTGCCATG